CAAAATTACCTATTGCTGTGTTTTTTGCTCCAACATTAGTAGCACTTAAAGAATTGTAACCTAAAGCAACATTAAAACCACCCGTTGTCATTGCTGAACCAGCTGCACTACCAACTATTACATTTTTAACACTTGTTGTTATAGTTAAACCAGCTTGGTGTCCTACAGCGGTATTATTTCCATGACCTGACGCGATTTGATCTCTTAAAGCTTGAGTACCAACCGCAACATTCTGACCGAATACATCTTGCGTAGTTAAAGCTTGAAACCCTATCGCTACATTGTTAGTACCTGAAGTTAATGCATCACCAGCTAAACCACCTATTAAAGTGTTTTGCGTACCTGATGTTACTGAATTACCAGTGCTGTAGCCTATTGCTACGTTATAATGATCAGCAGTAGTTGCAGATGTCATACTAAAAAGAGCTCCATGACCTATAGCAACATTTCTATCAGCAGCTACATTTGTTGCCATAGCACTAACACCAATAGCTATGTTAGTATTGGCTATAGTTTGACTACTTAAAGATGCATAACCTATAGCAACGTTATCACCACCTGTTGTCATTGCGTCTCCTGCTAAACTACCTATTATTGTGTTTTTTATTGCTGTTGTCATTACTGCACCAGCCTCATGTCCTATTGCTACGTTATATCCAGAAGTATTATCTGTATGATTTAAAGCATTTAAAGCCGCGTATCCTATAGCTGTATTACTTCCACCAGTAGTTTGAGCGCTTAAAGCAAGTGCTCCAAAAACAGTATTGTAAGATGCTGTTGTAATAGCATCACCAGCTAAACCACCAGCTATAGTGGTTCTAAAACCTGTTGTGACTTGATTACCAGCGTCATATCCTATAGCTACGTTATATGTATCTGTATCACTTGCTGGATTCATAGCTCCTAATGCCGAATTACCAATAGCTACGTTTCTAGCACCATTAACATTTGTTGCTAGTGCTGAATCACCTACAGCTACATTAAAGCTTTGATCTGTTGTAGCACCACCAGAGTTATAGCCAACAAAAGTACTTTGAGAACCTGTAGTAAGTGCATCCCCTGCTAAACCTCCTAATATTGTATTTCTAGTACCTGTTGTGACTAATTTACCCGCTTCATACCCTACAGCTACATTGTACATATCTGTATCAGAACTTGGGTTCATAGCGTATAAAGATTGGTAACCTACAGCAACCGTTTTACCACCGTTTACTGTTGAAAACATAGCATTAGATCCTACTGCAACATTATACCCTTGATCTGTTGCTAGGTTTAAAGCAGCGTAACCTACAGCTGTGTTATGAGGAGCTGTAGTAATACTTGAACCTGCGGATCTACCAATTAATGTATTTTTTTGTGAAGTGGTTATAGAGCGACCAGCTAAACCACCTACTATAGTATTGTTTACTCCTGTTGTTACTGCTTCTCCAGCAGTATAACCTATAGCGGTATTATAAGTATTAGCGGTGCTGCCATTGTCTTGAGATTTAAGAGCAAAAGATCCAATAGCTACGTTTCTTGCTTCGTTTGTATTTGCAGTTGTAAAAGCTTGATAACCTATAGCTACATTATCATTTCCTTCTGTTAATGCATCACCAACTAAAGCACCTATTAACGTGTTTTGTATACCTGTTGTTATTTCTTTACCAGCAAAATAACCTACAGCTGTATTGTAAGTTTCTTGATTATTCGTGCTACCATCTCCAACGAGTGATTGCAAGGCCTGCTGGCCAATAGCAACGTTATTATTAGTTCTTACGTTTTCATTTAAAGCAAAATTACCTATTGCTGTGTTTTTTGCTCCAACATTAGTAGCACTTAAAGAATTGTAACCTAAAGCAACATTAAAA